ACGCCCCCGTGTAGCGCCTCCAGGGCCTGAATTAGGCCCGGAAGGGCTCAGCCCGCCGAAGGCATCAGCATTGACCACAAACACGCGCATGGGCTCGTTGCCGGGCGTTTGCGCATGGTCATTACTGGCAGGCACCCCCAGCACCTTGCCCAATGCGCCTAAGCCGGCGTCGACCACCCGGCGACCGGTCTTGGGCGCCGTCGCTTGTTCGGGCCCGCCTGGCAGCTTGCCTGCACGGCGATATCCCCAAGCGCGACCGCGCGCGACGTTGAACACGCCCCGGCCTACCCTGGCCGCGCTGCGCGCTGCAAACACCGTCCCGACAGCGGTGGCCAGCCCTGCCAGGCCAATGGCCAACTGGGGTACATCGTCCGACAACTTGGTGACCCAGCGGGCAACGGTTGTCGCCCCGGTAGCAAACGCATCGGTCGCCGGCCGGATGGCATCACCGATGCTGCGCATGGCGTCATCAGTGGACTGCACCAGCTCAGACCAGCGCTGTGCCGACGTTTCGCGCCGCTCGGCCAGGTTCTTGTCGAGGATGCCGGTTGCCCTCATGGAATCGGCTTTCAGCTCGTTGTACAGCCCTCGGTTCTGACCGTAGGCAGTCAGCGCCGCTTTCACCTGCATATCGGCAAACAGGTCACCGGTGCGCAGGGTCTTTTCCAGGGCCTCAAGCGCTGCCTTGGCCTTTTCCGGGTCGACCTGCTTGTCGATCTTGGCCTGAGCATCCTTGATCTTTTTGGCCTTGGCCGGGTCGGTTGCCTCCACATACTGCATGGCCAGGCCCATGGACGCCTCAATGACGTTCATGCCCTTCTGCAGGCCGGTATTGAGCGAAGCCTGATAATCAATCCCGGCGTCTTTGTACGCCTTGACCACGTCGCCGGCGCCGATCTTCTCCATCCAGTTCTTGAAGTTGTTGGCCGCCTCGTCCGAACTGCCTGCAGTCTTCATCTGCACTTGCAGCATCGAGCCCAGCGACGACACAGCATCAAGGCCGGTAATGCCGTTCTTTTCCATGCCCGCCAGCAGCTGCGGGAACCACTTGGCCATGTCGTTGGCTTCAAAGCTGCCCGCCTGGCCCTGATACGCGATGGCCTCAAGGGCCTGCTGCATCACCTTGGGGTCGGTAATCTTGGCGTTTTGCTGCAGCGCCATGATCATGCTGGCCGTGTCGACGCCCGATGCACCCTGCCCTACCGCGAACTTGGCCGCCGTCTTGGAGTAGGCCATGGCCTTGTCCAGCTCCATGCCGGCGCCGACCAGCTGGTTGATCAGGTCGGCCACGTCATTGCGGGCCATGCCGGTGTCATTCGAGGTTTGAATGACATTGCGGCTTAGCTGCACTTCTTCGGGCTGGTTGGCCGCGTCTGCCTTGATCGCAATGTCACGGATGATCGCTTGATAGTCCGCACTGATCTTGGTGGGTACGGCGGTCAGGCCGATGCCCACTGCAGCAGCCCCTACGGTGGACTTGAGCGAGGCCCGGCCGGCGGCGATTTGCTCGCGTCCTTTCACCTGCAGGTCGGCGGCTCTGGCGTCCCGGCCCAGGCGTTGATACTCCCGGCCCAGGCGTCCAACCTCCACGCCTTGCTTGCGCAGTGCATCAAGGTTGCCATTGAGTTTGCGCAGCAGCTTGTCAGCACTGGCCGCGCCGGTTTCGTGCGCCCGCTTCCACTCGGCCTGCAGCTTCATGGTTTCGCCAATGGTGCTTTGCAGCACCTTGGCTTTGTCGCCCTTTTTCTTGAGCTTGTCGATGCCGCTTTCGACCGTGCGGAAAGCTGCACCGACTGACGACGCCACCGCGCCGCCAATCACCAGCGATAACGCCAGTTTGCTTGCCATCGGTAACCCCCTTAGCGGCTCAGTCCGTGAGCCACCAGACCATATCCTCGTAAGGCATAGTCATGATTTCCGCAGACGAAAAGCCCAGCTCAGTTGCCAGGCGCTTGGCCATCACCTTTTGCACCTGGGGGTCAAACCTCGTCTTCGTGCACCAGGCGAAAGTATCCGGTCTGCAGGCGGGTGTAGTCCTTGAGGCTCATACCCTCCAAGTCCTTGGCGCCAATTTCGGCAAGGGTTGCGAACAGATTCATTTCGGCCTGTTCCTCATCGCCGTTGGCGGTCTTGGATGCGATACGCAAGTCACGCACAGTCGGTGCACGAAGGCGGATTTTGTCGGCCTCGATACCGTTGATTTCTGTTGGTTTGCTCAGCGTTACGGTAACGCTGGCGGCATCCAGCTCGATGTACTTAGGCAGTGGCTTGGTCATGATTGGTTTCCTTGAATTTAAGAGGGGGATTACAGGCCCAGGGCCTGGCGCTGGGCAGCAAGTTGGTCAACGCCGTTGATGACGCGGCGCATGCCAAGCGCGTCGATTTCGTAAACGACACGGCCGTCTACTTCGAGCTTGTAGAAGGTCAGCGCCACGGCGTGCTTGATTTCGGCCTTGTCGCCGGGCTTCCAGTCGCCCATGTCGATTTCTTTCAGTGAGCCACGCAGGGTGACGGCAACCGGCTTGATGGCGCCTTTCAGGCCCTTGAAGGCGCCACGGAACGTGCCGTTGAACGCGGTACCATCGGCCAGGCCGAAGTGGTTCAACGCCTCACGGCGCACGCCGGTGGTGGTGAAACTGGCTTCTTGTTTCTCCATGCCCATGTCCAGCTCAACGGGCATGTCCATGCCGCCGGGGCGGTGTTCTTCCATCTTGAGCGTGAGTTTGGGCAGGGTCAGGCTGGGTACATCGCCCTGGAAGCTGATGCCGTCTACGAACAAGTTCAGGTTGGCCAGGGTTTCGGGAATCATTGCCATGGTGGTGTTGCTCCTTAAGCGGCGGTGTCGAGGACTTCGGTCAGCCACTGGTCAGTGACTTCAACGCGGAAATTGGGGTTTTCAGCAGGCGGCACATCGGTAAAGCGGATGTTCCAATACACCTTGCCCTGCCCTAGCTGGCTGGCCGTGTTCAGCTCAGGGTCGGCGTACACTTCAAAGTTGATGATTGCGCCCTGGGCTTTCAGGTCGCGCATGAAGTTCTGCAGGCCCTCGGTTACGTCCTTGACGTAAGTGGACGTGATCGAGCGGTCTACCGCCCATTTGTGCCCTGCCTGGATAGCGTCCATAACGATATCGAGCGTTCGCACGCGGGTGACAAACGCCCATTTCGGGTCGCTCGACAAGGTGCGGTTACCCCACAAGCGGTAACCGTCGTCGCGAATGATGGTTGCGATATTGGCGTTGTTGAGCAGGTTGGCCCGGCAGGTTTCGTCACCGTCGAGGAACTCGATAGGACGGGTCGTGCCGGTGATGCCTACCAACTCCTTGTTCGACGGCGAGGCCCAGAAGCCGTATTCGCTGTCGGTCCAGGCGAACAGGCCAGCTACCCAGGCCGAGCCAGGCGCATCGACCGTGGCGCTTTTGCTGGTATCCCAATACTGCACACCAGGGTCGACCATGAACGCGCGTTTCGCGCCGAAGCCGGCCGCGTAGGCAATGGCTGCCTCGTCAGTGGTGCCTGGGCCGTCGATGATGGCCAGGCCCCGCAGCTTGTCAGCCAGCCCGACCAGCGCAGTGCCTACCGCTTGGGTAGCACTGTGCTTGGGCGCTACCAACAGACGGGGCTGGGCGTTGAACCGGCTTTTACCGTCGCGCAGCGCCTGCAGGCCAGTACGGCTACCGTTGGCCAGCTCGCCGCCGATGATGGCCGATGTTTGCTCGGCAGGGTCGCTCAACTTGGCCACGCCGCAGGCGACAATAACGGCCTTGGCGCGCTGGTAGATCGCACGGCAGGCCTTGGTAATGGCCGCATCAGCGCCGAACGCGGCTACCGCTTCGCGCTCGCTGGTGATCAGCACCAGGTCGTTTTCCTTGGCGGTCGGGGTAGCGCCCGCGCCAGGCCCTGGGGTGAAGGTGTCGACCAGGCCGATGATCGAGGACGACGGCAAGGCAATGCTGCGGGCGCCGGTATCGACGTTCGTTACGGTAACGCCGTGGAAAAAACCACTCATAAAACCATTCTCCAGATATGAGAAAGCCCCGCGTGCGGGGCCTTGAGGTACAGCGGAAAAGAAAACGCCCCGTCAGTGCGGGGCGCTTAGTGGGTTTGCGAAGCCAGCCACACGGCCAGCGCTTCGTCGTTGGGGCTGCCTGGCCAATCGCCATCGGCCGGTGCAGTGGTGGTGATATCCAGACGGTTCAGCTCAACGCGGTAGACCTTCCACGCCGTGAGGGCTTCGGCCTCGGACTCGGTGGCCATGTCCATGGATACGGCATCCTGCAGCGTACTGATGCGCGCCGTTGCGTACTGGTTGGCCAACTGCTGCTTGAGGTAGGCCGCTTGACGCGCCGCCTCGGCAATAGCGCCTTCATCGGGCGCCCACTGGTCACCCTGCCAGGTATCGAACTCCGATTGCGGCGCCTGCAGCGTGTAGCCCTCGGGCAGATCGCCCAGGGCCAGCCACTGTCGCGGCTCGCCCGTCTCGGTGCTGTAGACCGTCGCACCACGGTGGTCAGCGACAATTTCCCAGCCGCTGGCGTCACGGTTGATCAGCGCAGCAAAGCCAGCCTGCAGATCAGGTGGCGCAATGGGGTAGCTGTAAGCCGGAAACGCCCACACATCAGGCTCTAGTGGGCTTGGATCAGCCACACACACGCCCAGGAACTCACCGGTACCACGATGCACATTGCAGACCTGCGGCGCTTGAACGCCTTCACGCTGCCACCAGGGGCGCAGGTCTACGACTTCCGGCAGGTCCTCCGGGGCGACGACTTCCTGCAGCTCCAGCAGGTCCGTACTCTCGTCGATCATAAATACCTCAATACTTGATGCAGGCCAGATAGGCCCGGTTGGCAACGCGGTTTTCGTTACCACCTGTGAAGCCGATGTTCAGGGTGTGGTTATGGGCGCCGGCCGAAGACGAGACAAGCGTTTGCACCCCGTCGCTCTCTTGATCACCGAACACGGCGTTTCCGCCATCGGGAACAAACCCCGAGGTGATGCGCTCCCGAATGAACTGCATGGTGTGTTGGTGGGCGCCGGTACTGTTTGTGTACCCGGTGTGGTTGTGTGACTCAATTTGCCCGGCCTGGGTCGAGAACAGGACGCGGCCAGGGTCTGCGGCGTTCAGCCCATCGGTCCAAGCCTTATCCATCAACTCACGATCATCCGGTACGTTGAATGTGGTGGTACCGTTGCCGGCGCCAAACTTGGTCCCGATTTCAGCAAACAGCGCCGGGTAAGCGGTGCGCGAGTATGCAGCGCCATTACGTTTCAGCCAGCCTGTTGGTGGGCTTTCGCACGCAAAGTATGCGACCTGGCCAGGCGGAGCCGCTGCCGTAACAGCGGCATTCATCGCATCGACAGTAGGCGACTCGGCCAACTTGCCCCGCGAAGACACGAACCAACCGGTATTGGTATTGCTCACCAGTTCGACGTACTCGCCAGCCTGCAGCACCAACGTGCCCAGGGTGACATCAGAGACAATACTGCCGCTGGCGGCCTTGATTGAAAGCGTGCCGCCGTTAGGGTTACGGAAGGCGTAAGCCGTGCCCCCAGCCGCGTCTACCGCTGCGGGCAGTGTCACGGTCAGGTTATTAGCGTTCGCCTGATACAACCGCCCCGACTGCGCCACACTCAGGCTCATGCTGGAACTGAAACCCAGTACAGGCCCCGAATAGTTGCGTTTGGATAACTCAACAAACTCAGTTGTGGCCAAGTTCTTAGTTGCGTCGTTTACCTTCTGCGTCGGCGCCGTTGGCGTACCGGTAAAGGTTGGGCTGTTGGCCGGGGCCAACCCATTCACGGCCCGCTGCACAAATGCCGTGCTGGCTGCCAGCTGCGAGTTATCAGACGCTGCGGCAGTGGGCACAGTCGGCTTGCCGGTAAAACCTGGACTATTCAATGGTGCAAGCGGTGAACAGGCTTCCTGCAGCTGGTCGACCGTGGCCGTTTCCTTGAGCTTTCCGCAGGTGCTAACGAACCACGCGGTACCGGACGCTGACAGCTCGATCCATTCATAGCCCTGCAGCGTCATCTTGGCGACTGACGCACCTTCTTCAACAATCGTCCCGGCCGAGACGGCGAGCGATTGCGTGGAGGCCCTGGGGTTGCGTAACGTCACTACCGAACCATTGGGCACGTCAGCCGCTGACGGCAGCGTAACTGTCAACCCATCGGCGTTGAACTGCAGCAAAGCCCCCAGGTGGGTTGTGGTGTTCAACGTTAAGCTTGTCGACATACCCACTGCCGCCTGGGTGCGATAGCTGCGCGAGGCGGTATTAATCGCAGCCGCCACGCTGTCATTCGTTGCCAACGTCTTCCAACCACCCCATGTGCCGGCCGTCATGCGGCGGTAGTGCACCGTATCCAGCGAGGCGCCGACCAGTGATGGGATAAACACCTGGGCACAGTACGTGGTGCCATCCATGTACTGGAACGTCAGCAAATAACCATTGGCACTCGACTGCCCGTCAGTGCCGACCGGGCTGTTGGTAGGGTTGATGCAGTACGCGAGCCCACCTTGAGTCAAGGTGTTGATATCAACCCCTGACTTGACGTTGTAGCCGCCAATCCCGAACGAAGCCATGGCATCCGAGATAACTTTGCCAATCTCGTTGAGCGTGCCCCGCTGGTTGATGAAGTAGTTTGCGGTGGACGCCTGCAGCTCGATCCACTCACCGGGCTGGATGGCTGCGGCAGCCACGGTGTTGTTCTTCTCGAAGATTTTCCCGCTCGTTGTAGCAATGGTAACCACGCCCGAACTCACGTTGCGTATGACGAAGGTACCACCCGAGCCGGCATCACTTGATGCAGGCAGCGTAATGGTGACTGGCGCGACCGCATTGAATGCTAAGCCTGTTTGATCGCCCTTCAACGTGGTATCGACGCCGACACCCACAACGTTTCCGTTGTAATTGCGCTTGGCTGTGTTTATTGCCTTAACCAGCGCCTCCAGGCTCGCCAGCTCTACAGGGGGCCGCCATGTCCCATTTTGGTTGCTCGCCCGGCCAAAAAACCTATCCGTATAAGGGATGTTGCCGATTTCAAAGCCGCGATTCCCCCCGTAGGTCATTCGCTGTACAAAGGCGAACTCTGGATAAGGGGAAATCGCCGTTGGGTAGTAGTAGTTACCGCTGGGCATCGTGGCCAGCTCTGCAACTGTCGCAGGCAGGCCCTTGCCGCCTTCGGTCGAGCCAAGGCCGAAGTACCCCAACACAGCACGGAGCGCCGACATCGTCGCCAGCTTGCTGCTGATATCGGTAGGAGCCTGATCCGGCGCCGTGGGCGAGCCGGTGAAGTTTGGCGAGTCAATTTCGGCAGCTTCTTTCAGCTTACCGCGACCAACCACAAACCAGGCCGAGCCAGACGACGCCAGTTCTACCCATTCGAAGGGTTTAAGAGCAAGCGAACCGCCCGTAGTGCCAGCGTCCACAATCGAGCCAGACGACGCCACTACGATGTTCTGTGTGACTGTAGCGGATGGGTTGCGCAGGATCACCGAGGCGCCATTACCGACGTCTGCAACCGATGGCAATGCCAGGGTCACTGCTCCACCGTTGAACTGTACGGCGTTGCCCATCTGCGCGGCTGTCAGCGTGGTATTCGTGCTAACGCCAATAACTGCGGTCTTGAACTGACGCGCCGAAGCAGCAACGGCGGTGGCCAGGGCGCTCATGTTCGCAACCTGCAGACCGGTGCTGCTCGCAGGCGGCGTCGGCGTCTCCGGCGTGCCCGAGAACTTAGGCGATATCAGGTTGGCCTTTTTGGCCAGTTCGTTGAGCATGCTAGCGGCAAAGTTCGGGTCATTGCCGATTGCGGTGGCCAGCTCCTTGATCGTATCCAGAGCACCCGGCGCCGAGTCGACCAAACCGTTTACCGCCGCTGTTACCGAATCGGCAATAGCCTTGGCGATTTCGCTTCGGTTGTAGGTTTCCGACTTGGTGTACACGTCGGTAATGCCATAGCCCCCAGCGGTGGTCGGGTTGGTCGCAGAAACCACGCGCCCGTACTTATCGACCTGCACGCTTTTGTACGTGCCGGCGTTCACGCCCGTTCGCCCGAAGGCCATTTCAAACGACAGCGCCGTGACGCCCAGGGCAATGGGCGCATCCGTCACCAATTGCCAACCGCTGTCACCGTTGACCATGCCTGACTCAACCAGCACCAACAGCCCAGGGGTCACCTTGGCAGTCGTATCGGCATCGGTAGAGCGCTTCCACGCACCGCCTGATACCACGGTGTAAATACCGTTTTCCTTGGCCGCTGCTTGGTTCTTCACCAGCACCCGCGCCCCGGCAGTCAGGGTGACGCCATCAATCGTCTGCAGGCCCGACAGGTTGATGCCGGCGGTGGTGGCTACAAGCACCGAGTGCTTGAAGTCCTGGCGGCTCAGTTCCTCGGTCACCCATTCACGGGTGGCCAGCACAACGCTTGGGTCGATCTTGAGTTGGACGCTTGCCGCGTTGCTCACCACCAGGCTCATACGCAACACCTGGGTGCGGCCCGAGCCCTGTGATAGTAACGGCTTGTAGGTCGGCGCGCAGTTGGCCACAGCCACCAGGTCGCCGGCCTCGTCGTACAGACCGATTTCCCGAATCCACTTACCGCCAATGTCGGCCGGTATGACTTGCTCGGCCACGATGATTGACGGGTCGTTGTCGTCGACCTTCAACTGATTCAGCGGTGCACGGCGCCATTCGTTGATCAGCGACTTTTGCGTTGCGTTCGGGGTGGGCTCGGCGCCATTGGCATCGCCAACCCCCATTTGCGTGATTTTCCACGGGATGCCCAGCGCGTCGGCGTTGGCCTGCTTGGCCGTGCCGATGTTCGTGAGGATCGCGTAGAACTGCGTGTTCTTATCCGCCATATCCGATTTCCAGAGTGTCAATTGTGGTTTCGCGACCCCCGCGCCCAATCACGCCGATGACTTCAATGTCACGCTGCATGGGCGGGTAAACGCTAAGAATGTCGCCTTCGCTAAGGCTTGCACCGAGGTAGAACCGGCCATTGGTTTCAAGGCTGATTTCCAGGCCGACCATGTGCCGGCTGACGGGCCGGGCGTCATCGAGCAGCGCCGACAATTCCCGGTAGGTGTCGTCGCTGATACCGGAGTCCGATACACCGACCTTGAGCGCGAAGGTGCCAGGCACGCCCGCCGGGGCCATGTTCCACCACTCGACCACCTCAATCAGGTAGCCGAACGGCTCCACCACGCGGCGCAGCGCGCCGATGGTTCCCTTGTGCTTGTGGATGTAAAACGAGGACTTGATGACCGAGCGTTTAACCGCCTCCGACCATCCATCGTCCCAGCGGTCGACAGACCAGGCCCATGCCAGCTGGTACAGCAGGTGCGCTGGGCAAGTGTCCGGGTTGTACAGCGTGCGCAGCGTAATGGCCGTGGTTTCGGTCCCGGCGCCCTCCACGGCACGCTCAAGCGGCGTAGCGTTGTTGGGGAGTAGGCTGGTCATCACGTACCCCGCAGTACGTTGATGCCTGTACACCACGCTGCCTGCGCCTTGGTGGGCTTGATATCCGTCCAGGCGGTCAGCTCAACCCGTGACACCCCGTTGATGTGCAACTGGGCGTCAACCCCGGACCTGGCCACCTCAACCCCCAGCCGGCGCCGGGGGTTAATCCACGCCTGCAGGCGCTCGCGGCACGTCGCCAGAATCGCCTCGTTCTCAGGGCCGTTGCTGACCATGTAGACCTTGGCATCGACCTTGTACGGCAGTATCTGCGCGCCCTGCACTATGACCCGATCCGCTACCGGCCGCACGTCGTCGTCATTGAGCTGCGCTGCAACGGTTGTGACCAGATCGGCCGGGGCCGCGCCGTTACCCTCCAGCGACAGCACGGTGACAACCACCACCGCCGGCGATGGGCTTTCAGCCGTGGCATCGGCTACCAGGCCCGAGGCATTACGGGCGTGCAAGATGTAGCTGTTACGCGGCCCGGCCGTGGTCAGGCCCTCATACACTAGCTGTACCCGTTCGCGAAGCGCGTCGTCTTCCTCCATCACCGCCGGCACCGGCGGCACCGCGGCTAAATCCTCGGCCTGGATGACCAGGCGTTTGAGGTTGACGTTTGCCGCCAGCTGGTCAAGGTCGGTGCCTTTGGCGTAGGCCAGCAGCAGCGCCTTGCTGGCATCGTTGACCCGCGCCCGGTTGAGCAAGCGCCGATAGCTGCCAAGCTCGATCAGCTTGGTGACCGGGTCGCTTTCCAGCGGCGCGGACCACTCTTGCCCGTCGTCCTCCATCAACTGGCGGTAGGTCGCCAGTTCGGCCTGATACGTTTCCTCGAAGTCCAGCGCCTCAAGCACTGCGGGCGCCGGCAGCGCCGTTAAGTCAATGGTCATGCACTTATCTCCAGTACCGCGTCGTCGCCCAGGTACTTGCCGGTCAGCTGCAGGGTGATTTGCCCACCGACGACTGAAACCACCTTGACCCGTTCCAGCTTTAGACGAGGCTCCCAACGCCCCAAGGCGCGTGCCACTTCGGCTTGTACGGCGCTTTTCCAGCCCTCATTCACCGGCAGGTCGACGTAACGGCGAATGGTGCTCCCGTAGTCCGGGCGCATGCGCCTAGAGCCAAGGGGCGTGGTCAGAATGTCCTCAATGGACTGCCGCAAATGGGCCAGGCCCGACAGCGGCTTACCCGTTCGGCGGTCCATCCCGATCATGGGTTACCCCTCCTGGCTCAACGCCTCGAAGTCCCGCCGGGCGTCCAGATACTGGCGCGCCTCGTCGTCGTCGGGCTGGACAACCAGGCGGCCGCGCTGCACTTTTAGCTCGCGGCCGTTGGGCATGAATAGCGAGCGCTGCGCGTAGGTTTTGTCGCAATAGATCAGCGCCGCCGGCGCACTGGGCGCAGCGGGAGCTTTCTTGGTTCCCATGGGATGCTCCAGAGATGAAAAAGCCCGCTAAAGCGGGCTGTTAGTGTTTGTGATTTGGCGTGTTGCCAGCGGTGTCGATGATTCGCGCACCACCTAAAATGTCCCCCGTTACGCTCAACTCTCCGTTGATTGTCACAGGGCCGGTCAGGGTGATGGCCGCCGCTTTGGCTGTAATCGCGTTATCGGTCACCACCACTTCACTGCCGGCCACCTTTACAGCAACCGTGCCGCTCGGAAGCGTGATGGTGTAGCTCTTTGCCTGCCAGTCGTAGACCAGCGAGCCGCCGTCATCGAAACGCCATACCTCTACGTGCTCACGGTTATCTGGCTGTGCACCGGCGTTGCCGTAGAGCCCAGGCACAAACGTGCCCTGGGCGGGCTCGCCGCTCGGGCTGATTAGCGCACCCTGCTCGTTCAGACTGGGCGCACGCCAATGGCGGGCCTTGCCCGCAGCCTGGGCATGCCAGCGGACCCAGGCACTGGTCCAGCCGCTGCCATCGGAAACGCGCACCATGGCGGCCGCCACATCAACGGCCACCACCCGGCAGGGGATGACCATGCATGACAACATGCGGTCATGCTGCGCGGTTGCGTACGTCAAACCAAAGCCTCCGGCGCGACGTAGTGATGCTCATTGCCTGGGCCGGTCTCTGGATCGAACGCGACGACCAGTGGGCCGGACTCTCGGGGCCAAGGCCATTCTTCCTTGCCTAGATAGAGCACTTGGCTCCACTCAACGACCCAGACGGCAAAGCTGTCCAGCTCGGGACGGCTCCAGTCACGCTCGGCGCGGATGAACTCGGCAAGGCCGCACGGCAGTCCCCACGACTGCATCCGCAGCAGCACCGCGAGTTGCGCTGCGACGAAGGCCGCGATGTGCAGGCATCTGCCCTCTTCTGCCGGGACGATCACCCGCGCCTCGAATCGAGCGTCAACCGCCGTTTCCCCAGTACCAGGGTCATCCTCTGCCGCCTCAAAGCCGGCCAACTCCAGCACAACTGCAGGCGGCGGCACGACCTCTAAGCCTTCTGGCATCGTGCCGACATAAGCCAGGCCCGGAATAGCTTCACTGATGTGCCGCTCTATGGCTGCATACACGCCGGCCAGCGGGATCGATTCGTCATCCATTGCCAGTTTTCCTCAAGTGTTTGAGCAGCTCGAAGTTCAGCTCCTGCTCCAGAACCACCTGCAAGCGCACGTGCGCCTTGCGAGTCCAGGCCTCAAAGTGTGGCCGCACGTCGTCCAGCGAGATCTTGGCCTTAGCCAATGGGAAGCGGCTACCGTTTTCCGCGATCCAGCCGGAGCGATGGCCACCGCGCGCAGCCTCGACATCTGGAAACAGGCTGGCATCGAAGTGCTTGCTGGCCGTGCGTATCCAGATGTCAGGCCGCCCCCCGTAAACGGTCTTGAAGAACGCGCCCTGATAGCGCCGGCCTGCCACCAACACCCCGGTTCGGCTTTGCCGCACGCGGCCCGCTCGGCTGGCTTCGAGCGGACGGATACCGAACCAGAGCTTGCCCTGGCCGTTGTTACCCGACATGTACGCCTTGAGCCGCTGCCTCACAGCGGTGACAGCAATACGCTCTTGGCTGCCCACATCACGCGCGATATGCGTGCGCAGCCAGCGCAGCGTCTTGTTGATGGCTCGACGCTGAGCAGCCGTGATGGCTTTGGGGACCAGCCTGGCGAACTCTTCATAACCACTAAGGCTTTTAGGATCGAGCTGCAGTGTCAGCAGACCGGCGTCGGCCGAGGTCTTGTAGAAAGAACCAATGCTCATCGAACCTCCCGCAGGGTCAGGTTGATCCAACCGGTGCCGTCAGGCTTGCGAGCGGCAATGACGTACCGCCCGCCGCCATCCTCCGGCGCTAGCTTGATAGCCAGGTGCATGCCTTCCTTGATACCGTTCGCGTGCATGATCCGCACGGCAAACGTAGGTTCGCGCAGACCGGTGTTGATCTGGCCGAGCTTGGGCTGCAGCCATGGCGCCGAGAAAAATCCAGGCACCGGCTCGGCTAATCCGTCGATCTCGGCCTCATCGCCCAGCACGTCCAGAAGCGCGGAGTCCATGAACGCCACGTTCTCGCGGAAGGCCATGATCAGGTCTCGTGGTCATCGCCGGCCGCCGCTACGGGCAGCTGGCCACGGCCGGCGATCTTGCCCTCCTGAAGCAGCAACTGGGTCAGCTCTTTGCTCGACGGCGTGTAGATCTCCCCCTTCTTGATGATCTGCTTGCCGTCCTGAATGCAGCCATCGACAACCACGTATTCGACTTTGCCAGCCATGTCACACCACCTTTGCAAAGAGGAAAGCGTTTGGCTCGAGCAGGCCGGCCAACGGCGCCGACTGCAGCTTCAACCAGCGCATGCTTGGCTCTTGGGTTACCCAGCTCTTCGGGAAGCGGGCTGCTTCGACCAGGCCGCTCTCGATGGCTTCCATGTCCTGAATGGCCGCGTACAGCATCGCGTTACGGGTCGAGGTGGAACCGAGAATCAAACCGCCTTCGGGGATCACGGGTTGATCCTTGCCATCGTCATCCGCGTACCATTCGTCATAGGCGTACAGGTCGACGCCGGGATCGTTGAGGTAGCCGATGTAGGTCACGCCATCCGGCAACTCTTCGGGCTTGATGAGACCCAGATCGACTCGACGGCTGTTGAGCTGTTCCAGCACTTTCTTGTTGCTCTGGAACGCGTCCTGAGCGCCGCTGCTCAGCACTGCGACGTTGGCGGAGCGGCCCGAATCCTTGGCAATCAGACGCCGCCACTGACGCAGGTTGCCGATAGGGTCCGATGCGTCGGTGTCTCAGCGGCCGCTAGCCAGCGTAACTTTATGGGTCTCCTCCATCAGAAAGTCGATGGTGTCATCCACGCCATCGCCCACCACACGGATCTTGCCGGTGGTCAGCGCTTGGGCGCACATCCATTCTTCGCGACGGATGATTTCTTCATCCAGCTCCAGCAGATCACGGCCAAGCCGCTCACCCGCCCGCTCCAGCGCGGTACGTGTGGAAAACGGGTTGTCGCCGGCCGAGCGCTTCAGGATCAGCTCTGCACGCGTCGAACGCTTGGGCTGGATGTAGGGCGGCTTGTAGGTCGAGGACGTGAAGCCTGTGCGCTGCGAGACGCTACCGGGCAGCGTCGGATGAACGAACGGCGCCATCTTGCGCTGGCCTTTGATGATGTCGATGGTCACCGCCTCGGTGCCAAACGTCTCAGGCATGCCGCCGTTGAAGAAGGTGTCAAGCAAGAAGCGGCGCGGCGGGCTCATCTGCTCGACGGCTTCCAGCATGGTCAGGGTGTCGAAGATATCGGTCATGGGGGCTCCGTTAACGAATGAAGAGGCAGAGAGGTCGCAGCGCGGCCTTGGCAGCGGCCAGCGTGAGGCCCTCGCCAAGGGTGAGCCGATTGCCGAGCACTTGGCCGGTGAGCCGGATCGGCGCAGCCTTGGCGCCATCAGTGGTGTCGACGTCCTGATCGAGGATGGCGGTCGGGGTTTTCGAGCCGTCTGAAGCGGCGGTCTTGCACAGCACGTATTCACGGCTGTCGGTGACCTGGCCCAGAACAGCGCCGCGTGTGAGAACCTGACCGGCCGCGATCACGCCGGAGTCGATCACAATGGGGAAGTCCCCGGCCGACAGCTGGCTCGGCAGGTAGGTCTTGCGTTCAGGGTTGGACATGTCGTGCTCCTATCAGCGGCGCGAGGCGCCTGCAACGATTGCGCTGACGGCGGCTTTGCGCTCGCCTTCCTTGCCGCCTGCGGGTGGGGTGGCGCTGCTCACGCCCTGGGCATCGGCCTTGATGCCGGAGAGGGAAATGCCGCGGTCTTGAGCCGCCTTGAACATCACCATGGCGGTGGCCTCGACGCTGCTGCCGTCCTCGATGGCCGCCTCGACTTCCTTTTCAAAGCCTTTACTGGCCAGCGCGTTGATGCCCTTGATGCGCTCACGTTCGGCGGTAGCGGCCTCGGTACGGATTGCCGAGAGGTCTGGCTGCTCCGCCTGGGCGATCTCAATGGTGGTCGGATCGGTGCCGGCTGCGAGCGCGGCGCGCAGATCTGCTGTGGTCTTAACAATGGTCATGGTGTTGTTCCTTGTTGAGTTGAAGGCCGGTTTGGCCAGTTCGGTGATCAGCGATTCCAGCGACCCAACCCGATGGGCCAGGCCGTGCTTGACGGCATCAGCACCGACGCGGATACCGCCGTGGTCGCCCATCTCGGGGACTTGCTCTGCTGCTACATCAAGGTTGCGGGCCACCTTGCCGACGAAGACATCGCCCAGGGCGTCTATGGTTTCGCCGAGCTTGGCGCGCCCCTCTTCGGTACCGAGATCCGGCCGCTTGTTGGGCGCGTTGCGGCTGACGATCTGGTACCGGGTGCGGCCGCTGGCTTTTTCGTCATCGACAACGGCTTCCACGACCACGCCAATGCTGCCGGCGAGACTCGCTTCGTCGATGACGATTTCGTGGGCCGCCGATGCGATCCAGTAGGCCGCGCTCGCGCCGATGCCGCCGATGTAGGCGACGATGCGTTTGCGCGACCTACCCTGATAGATCAGCTCGGCCAGCTCGTTGATGCCCGATGCCACACCGCCTGGGCTGTCGATGTTGAGCACGATGGACTTGACCTTGGGGTCGTCCAGCGCGCGCTGGATATCGCTGCCCAACACCTGGGTGCTTGTCGCGCCGCTGATCTCGGTGAACAGGTTGGCGTAGCGAAAGATGGGGCCAATGACCGGCACCAATGCGACGTTGCTCCGTAGCGTGACGCGGCGGGTCTCTTCCAGTTGTTCGCCGCGCTTAGTGGCCAGCGCCAGCGGGTCACCCATGCGGTCCGAGATCGTCAGCAGGTTATCCAGGGCGTCAGGCAGCATCAGCCAGGGCTGCGAGGCAGCCAGCTCCAGTGCTCTTGGCATGATCAGTTCTCTTTAGATTCGGGCGGGTCTTCCAGGCCGCCTTTGGGCAGGGCTTGGATGTTATGTTCACGTCGGTAGCCGACTTCGCGGGTCCGTTGCCGGATCACTTGCTGCCAGGGCTCACCGGTCATCGCAGCGGTTTCTAACGTCTCGTTGCTGACGCCAATCTCGATGCGCTTGCCGGCCGCATTGGCTTCCTTGAGTTCATCGATGGCACCGCGTGCCGGGCCGATCCAGATGGCTTGGCAATAGGCTTTGCGCTTAGCGGTGTCGCTGTAGCCGGGCAAGTTGATCAGGCCACGGGCCACGGCTTCGTCGATGATCAGCTCGCGGCTCGGCTGGCAGAAGTCGCACGCCAGCCACCAACGGCGCAGGCTGTAGAAACGCCACGCCTGCAGCATGGCGGCACGCGCGGCGCTGTAGCTGCTGCTGTAGTGCAAGAGCAATTCTTCCATCGGCAGCTCCAGCGCTGCGCCGATTTCCTTCACCACAGCGGTGAAGAACGGGTCGAACTGTGCGTTCGGCCGGCTGGGATTGGCCACCATCGGCTCTTCGCCCACGCCCAGGTCCACGATGGCACCCTCGCCCAGCGCCAGCTCGCCGTCCGACGTGTCGTCACCGCCTGGCTGCTCTTCTGCCAGCGCCGACATCGGCAGGTTGCCCGACTGGAAGTTGTCGCCCTTCTTGATGAACACGGTGAACATCGCCGAGATCACAGCGGCCATCAGCTCGGCGCTGCTGTAGCGCTCCAGCTTCTGCAAAGGCTCCAGCACAGGTGACAGGTACGGTGCGCCGCGCTTCTGGCCGGGCCGCTCTTTGTCCGACATGACGTGAAGCACTCGCCGCCGGCCTGTCGCCTCACCAAACACTTGCAGACGCTCCCAGCGCAAGGGATTACCTGCCAGATGCTCACCGGGATAACCGGTGCAGACGTGGTAGGCCACTGGCGCGCCCAGGCCGTCGAATTCGATCCCCTCGACCAGATCCGGCCGGTCCATGCCGCTGCTAGGGTTCCCCACCCGATCCGATTCGATCAGTTGCAAGCGCGTGCTAAACAGGCAGCCAGCGCGCTCCTGATCAGGGCTGGCTACAAACACGTCGCCAGCCACCATCGAAGACACCAGCACCAAAGCCTGCAGTTGGTAGTGGTTGAGCGTGGCTTCGGCATCGCACTCGCGCGGGTCGTCGGCATACAACGACCAGAGCCGGTCGAGTTGGCTGTTGAGCTGCTCGGCCCGTTCCTCGGTGATACCCAAAGCCTCATAGTCGACCTGCGCACGGCAGACCAGGCCGGTGCCCACTACGTTGGTACGCAGCCGGGTGATCGCAGCGCGAGCCACCAGATGGTTGCGCATCGCATCACGTGAGCGCGCGACCAGCATGCGCCGCTCGCTTTGGTTAAAGTCACGCCGTGGACTGCCCAGGCCAGGTATCCAACTGGCCACGCTACGCAGTACCCGCGAAGCACCACGCCAGCGCGTTTCGACACCGCCACCGCCGCCCTGGGCAACGATCTGCTGACCTTCGACCGACGCCCTGGCCACCCGGATCGCCTCACCCATGAGCTGCTCGGCGGCGGATTCTCGTTTACGAAACGGCCACATACTCAAAGCCCCACGTAGGAGATACGGTTGCGCCCACGCCGCGCGCGTGCGGCCTGCTCCAGCGCGACTTGGTCTGCATACTGCTTTTCCAGCAGCCGCAGGCTATTAAGCTCGGCCAGCTGGATCTCCCGGTCGGCTCGGCGTAGCCGCTGGCCATTCTTGAGAACGGCCGAGATCGCCGCCCTGACTTCCGCCAGGCGTTGTTCTGCTTCTGTCATGGTGAACCTCGATTAGCCGACGCGGCTCCGTGTCCCACGACCGCGAGCGACCGCGCGACGTGGAACCGGCGCCACCGCCTGCTCGGTGTTGAAAAGGGTAGGCTGCAGCTGTTGCTGCTCCAGCTGGTCCCATTCGTGATCGCGCAGCAGATGCGTTTTCAGGCTGCGCGCGGCGTGCAGCGCGTACACTTCGCAGTCGAGCGCCTCGTTGCGCCGACCGGCCTTCTTCTGCCAGACCATGCGGCTGGGTATGCGCGGATGCGGGGCCAGCACTTCGTTGGTCAACTGCTCGTAGTAGTCCGCGCGGATCTCGCTGTACCAGTGCATGCGCCCTGGCCCACTGCCCTTGAGCCGCATGCGGCCATCAATCAGCGTCTTGGCTTTGTGCGTCCCAACGATGAAAACACGTAAGCCGTACTTGGCCGCCTTGGTGTTGTCTTGGGTGGTATCGGTCGACTGCGCCGGTTTGGTGAAGATTTCCCGGTCGCGGCTGTCAATCGACGCGCCTTTGATCGCCATGATGTTGAAGCGCTGGCGGTCGCGCACGTAGGTGTATACCGCATCGCTGGTGTTGCCGTCCGAGCTGTCGATGCTGACGGCCGATACCGCGATCTGTGATCCGCCCTCGGTCGGGATAGACGTGGCGATGATGCGGTCCAGCTCGCCCCACACGGCGTCGTTCGGATCAATGGGGTTACCTGACAGCTCGCCCCAGTACAACCGCCACGACTCTTCTCCCCTGCCCCAGCCGATGATCACCAGCGCTAGGCGGTCGCCCTGCACGTCCACGCCTACCGTGACCAGCAAGACGCCTTTCGGCGCCGTCAGCTCGGCATAGGGTTCGGCGCGCTTCTCCAGCTCGTCGGTCTTGGGTGCGTTGCTCTTGTACTCGTAGCTTTCACCCATCGAGCTATTGGTGAAGGCGATCATCGGTCCGATGTTGCCCATCGAGGCGGCATGCTCGGCCTGCAGCTTCTTTTCCATCAACACTTCAAACCGCGAGCCGTGAAACGTTGCATATAGCTCGTTGAGGATGTAGCCAGCGATCCCGCGAAATTCGGCGGTCGCCTCCCAGCGCCCGTGCCGCAGGTTGGCGTTTTTCTGGTGGTCGTCCCATATCTCGCCGCAGTGCGGACAGGCGTAATAGGCCGTCTCCGGACGACGCTTGCGGTACACCTCGTGGTTATAGTGCGGGTCTTCGTCGCAGTGCAGATGATCGAAGCTCAACGCGTGCGATTCACCGCAGCCGTGGCACGGCACCAGGCCAACGCGCTTGTCCGACAGCTCAAGCTCTGCGTCGATGGCCGACAGCCCTTTAATGGTCGGCGTCCCACCGATGATGATCTTCGAGCGCCGGAAGGTTTTCAGACGCTCTTTCGCCAGCTTGATGCTGTCGCCTTGCCCACGCAGGTTAAGGTTGCAGTCGTCGGGCTCTTCGATGGCTACGCGCGGTACCGGCGTGGACTTCACACTGGCCGGGCTGTTGGAGCCGACCATTTTCAGAAAGCCGCCAGGGAAGCGCTTGAAGTCCTGGCGCTGCTGCAGCTTGCGACTGCGTAGATCGACCTTCTTGCCCAACCGCCTGGTCGCCTCAATCATCGGCTCCAGCTTTTCCGCCACGTACTGCTTGGCGGCCTCAGCCTTAGGGAACAAGATCAGAATCGGTGAGGGATCAAGATCAATCCACTTGCCCAGGGCATTACCCAACACCCCCGACGTCCAGGCCACCTGTGCCGACTTGCGGCCAACGATCTCACCGACATCCGGATCGTCGAGCGCTTCCAGCGGGCCGCCTGGCCAGATCAGGTGCGGCGTTTTGTCGAAGCGGTATTTGCCTGGGGTGGCGGACTCCTCGGGGGCCAGCCAACGATACTTGTCGGCCCACTCGATGATGGTCATGCGTGGCGGTGGCGCCCACTTGCGGCACACCCGCCCCATTGCTTTACTCGCCGTCTTCTTCAGAGCCCTCCGCATCGTCCGGCTCGTCAGAATCCCCAGCGAGATCGTCGTCCTCGTCATACGCGGACAGTCTCCTAAGTATCGATTCGATGGGTTGGCGAATCAGCTGGTCGTCGATCTGCACGCCGTACCGCGCCGACAACGTCTCGGCCAGTTCGTCGGGCAGCGTATTGAGCAGCTCAATCTTGGCGGCGGTGATCACCGCCTCGAAGCGTTGCACCAGGTCGGCTTCGATCACGACCTCGCCCAGGTCTTTGGCCAGTGCCAATTCTTCGCGGTCGCCCCTGATTCGGTCCAGGCGGTCGCGCGTGGATTCCTTCTTGCCGTTGAGCGTGGCTTGGCGCATCAGCCAGTCGATCACCAGCTGCGTGTCGTACTGGTTTTCGTTGCCGCGTCCTACGCCGAACTCAATCACCGGCATGCCGTCTTTTTGCCAGCGGCTGAGGGTGCGCTCATCACGGCCAACGATCTCGCTTAATTCGAGTTTGGTTACTGTCTTGCCCATCGCTAAGTCCTTGAAAAGACGGACATCCCTGTTGAAACTCCAGCTGCAGGGAAACCGCGAGTCTGCGCACCCGTGTAGGGGGCGGCCCGGGGGGAGGAACCAAAATTCACCAACGCCCGCACCTGCCGAGTGGCTAGTCCGCGCGGGTTTCCTGCCCCGTACCCCGGCCATATCGCCAGGGTCCCCCGCCCCGCCGGGGCTGCCGGCCGGGTCATTGCCCCGGCTCGCCGGCCTGGGGCGGCGCCTGCTCCAGCCCCAGC